CTGTAGCAAGTCTTGTATGGATTGATATAACCACACCACCGGCATTAACACGACACTCATGACCCCTAGTACTGATAGTATGATACCCATCAGCACTATGAACCCGCTAGTCTTTACCTTTATGAGTGTATCCTTAGTCATGTTCTACCCCTTTTCCATCAGTTCAGCGATACGTTCCTTCTGGCGTTGTATCTCTTCTGCTTGATCAAGTATCTTATCCTTTTGACGTTCTATCTTGTTCCATGTCTTAGGGGTTATTACCTTCTTCTTAGGGTCTTTCATTGTCTTCCTTATAGTGTGACTTTGGTTATGTTTTCCATACGAAAACTTCTCCATCCCTTAGCATCAACGTCCCATACGCTTAGTACGTCTTCGTTGATTACTGTTACCCTACCACCTTTCAGTGGAGGAGTGTCCTTTAGTGTACACCACATCACTCGTTCATCTCCGTCTATCTTGTTAAACGTCACTTCAGCCATGGTGTCTGTCAGAAGGTTCACTAGTGTACTGCGTTCAATTATACTCATTCTATATTTTCCTTTATTACGTCTTTGTTATGTCTACGAAAGCGTTTGTTATACCCTCGTTTGATACTCTTCGCTACCCCTGACTTTGTGAGGTAGCAATAGTATTTTCTTGCATCGGTGAGAGCGTCATACTCAGCCCCACCTTTCATTGGAATACGTTCTTTACTCAATTGACTTTATACTCCGTGTAGTATACCGTGATTTCATCACCAGCTTTGATGTCTCTAATCGCAATCATCTCTCTGAAATTAACTTGCTTGAGTATGAATGCATTAGGAGTCTCTGAATGATTGACAAACCCACCTAGTGGCGTTCTAATCAGATGTCCCTCAAAATCTACATGAGTCCATCCCAATCGTCTTGAGGGTTCTATGTCTGACTTTGCAAACAACCCTAGTCCTTCAATCTCACTGTTCTGTATGGTTACATCATACGGAAGCGGTCTATATGTACTCATTCTATCCATCCTACGAATATGTTAATCATTATAAGGTATGCACATACAATGTTCGTTACCACTATGAATGTTCTGATAACAGATATACGATTTTCATTTGTAGCATCGTATCCGTCCTCTTCGTCAAAGGAACCTAGCGCATGTTTCCAAATTGTCCATAGTTTCTTCATCGTCACGGCTTATAGTGAGTTTCGTATAATCTTTCTAGTTTATCAAGGTCTGGGTGACTGTGTATCCACTGTCCTGTACATGGGTCAAACTCTTCTCTGAACCATGCGTCCATCTTGTCGTTTCCTGTGGATATTGATACATCCACCTTCTTACATTCATTATCAAACTCTGTGTCTGATATAATAGACGTAGCTTGAACCTCGTATGCATATGCAGCCATACAAATTCTAATGCGGCGTCTTATTTCTTCTGACTTTCTGTCCATCTGCGTTCCATCAACCAATGTGTTACATCGTCACAAGGGTCGTCTACACCTTGCCATTGTACTGAATAACCTCTCCAGTGTTCCATCTCTTGGCGTGTTCCTTTGCTTCTTCCCTACTTGAAAATAATCTAGGGGGTGAATCTTGTCGGGTTATCTGTCCGTCCAAGGCATACTCGCCAACGTCTATCTGTACTCTTACAGCGTAATACCCACTCCAGATGGCTTTGGGTGTTTCAGTTGCTAAAGACATATCTTTTCTCCTGTATTGATCGCTTTCGCAACCGAAATAGCAAGATGTTTATAGGATGTCTGAATGACTAACCTATTCTTATAGTAGACAACGTACCTCTGTCTGTTGTCCAACTGATATGCTCTTGCCTCATTTACCATACTATTGTAACACTAAAAAGTCCCTTTGTCAACTACTTTTTATATTTAGTTCTTAGGTATGCTGTACGTCTTCTTACACGATACAACCACACCTTATACACTACCCAATACATCGGGTATACCAGCGGGATACCATAACTACGGCGTCCACTTACTACAAGGACATGCCATATCCACGACTTGCCGATTCTGGTGAATCCAACGATACCCACTTACACCATAATCTTTTCTTTGTATTCATCCCACTTGCGTTCTATATTATATAGCGTCACATGTAAGTCATTAAGGTCTTGTTCTGATAACGACTCCATACACATATCGTATCTCGGCTCTGGATCACCTAGATGATCTCCCACTCTATGCATCAACTCTGTGAGCAAGTCACATGTCTCAAACTCATCGAGCGATACAGTCACCTGTACTGCAATATTACTCATATTACTATAACCTCACCTTCTGTCTCAATCCATACCTTTGCACCACATGATAGGGGCTTGTCTGGACTATACACGACTTTACTGTCGCCCTTGATATGAACCTCGTGTCCATACCGATTCTCTTTGTACGTCTTAGCAGTGATTACTGGTTCACGTTTTCCGCTTTTTGCGTTGCTTTTTATTATGTGCTGGTTTATGTGTATCTTCGTCTTCACTTACACTCTCCTCTGGTCTGGGCAACTTTCGCCATGCTTCTGTATATAGACAAAACTTCTCGTGTCCACTTGTTGACTTATAAGTGAACTGAGCAGATAGTTTCTCAAGTACCTCGCCCTCACGCCTTCCATTGAGTCCACATGTATGTTCTATCCAATCCCCGACATCTGGTTTTTTAGCCACTTAACTATACTCATCCAAGTTATAGTGCTTCTTATGAGACTCATACATCTTATCTGAATGTGCATCCAGCAAGTTTGCAAATCCATGCAAAGCTGTGTGTATGGAGTCAGCATCAGGTGATGTGATTTCTCCATCATACATCATATCGGCATAGTTTTTTAAGATTGTTGTAAAGTGTCCGATTTGCATGATTTCTTGTTCAATGTCAAATCTATCTACAGGTATTAAGGCCGGCATATCGGTACTCCAATTCATATTGCATTGCTGTTTTAATTGATGGGTTGATGGCGGTGACGTTACTAAGAACTGCTTCGATGTGGCTTTCTGACATGTCCATAAGTTTCTTATAATGTAATGGTTCTGATCCATCCTTACCATAAGACCCCCATTCACACGCTTCACGAATGTCATCATGGGCATGGTTTATAGTGACTGTTAGATATTCCTCATCACCGTTAGCACTAGAGCGTATATAGTCTAGTCCACCATCAATGATGTATTCTTTACCATTAGTATCTGTATGTGTAACATAGTCATGTCTGTGCCGACTTGTTATTACAGTACCATCTGGTGTTTTGAGTGCATTTCTAAGAATACCGCTCATATTTCTCTCCAGTTGTTATTACAGTATCTATTATACTACATTACTGGGGGCTTGTCAAGGGGTTTATATTGTAAAACTTTCTCCACATCCACATGAAGCCTTCACATTAGGGTTATTGTACTCAAATCCTTCATTCAGTCCTTGTCGTACATAGTCTAATTCAGTACCATTGAGTGCTATTAGACTCTTAGGGTCTAAGAAGAACTTGAGTCCATCGTTCTCTATGACTGTATCCGTACTATCCAACTCACTCACAAACTCCAGTACATATGCATACCCATTACAACCAGATGTTCTCACACCAAGTCGTATACCCAAGGTATTCTCTCTCTGGTACATATGTTCGTGCATCTTGGCAAGTGCTGGTGGTGTTAGTGTTACCATCTTATGTCTCTACTCCATTCAGAATCGTCTTTCTTGAGCGCATCCTGTTTCCCTTGATAATCCTTTATCGCTGCTTTGATAGCATCCTCTGCTAATACACTACAATGTATCTTAACAGGTGGTAATGCAAGTTCTTCTGCAAGTTCCATGTTCTTTATCTCCCCTGCCCTCTCTATAGTCATCCCCTTCACCCACTCTGTGAGCAATGATGATGAGGCGATTGCACTACCACACCCATACGTCTTGAACTTAGCATCAGTGATGATACCCTGTTCAACTTGTATCTGTAGTTTCATTACATCACCACAAGCGGGAGCGCCAACCATACCCGTTCCGACATTAACGTCCTCAGAATCCATAATCCCCACGTTACGAGGATTTTCGTAATGGTCTAACACTTTTTCACTATAAGCCATGTTATGACTCCTTTAGTTAAGATATTTTTAGAAATGGCCCTGCTGTTTCGTACTGTTTCTTTGCACCATAATAGAGTATTGATAGGAAATCTTCAAGTTTACCTCTTTGATCTATGGTTTTCAATATAGTCAACCACTGAAAACACTGAAGTTTAGCAGATAGTTGTGATGCAACACGATTGTTCTCTTTTTCTAGTTCAACAACTCTTCGTATCGTGTCTTCCCAATCATCAGAACCAAAATCTATGGTACTACCACCGATAGTCAAACTAGACAGTTTCTTTTGTTCTAGGACATACGATTTGATATTACTTTCAGAGAACTTTCCTACTGCTGGTATTTGTGAACCCATTCTTCTTTTTAAACCAACTGTAGAGAGGAATGGATCAATCGCTTCTTTAGACGATACTTTACCTAGTTTCGCTGCAGCGCCCTGTCCTGTCATATCCATTTGTGTAGACTCACGAACACCACCAGAGAATGCACGAACCTGTACGTTCACCTCTTTACCTCCAACATTAATTTTAAATGCAAGTTCTCCTGTGTTGAACTCATCATTCCTTGCAAGGTCGAGGTTTAGTTTGATACTGTCTCTGATTATTGATATGTCACTAATGGTGTTTAGTGTTGTTACATTGGTTTCTTCTAATGATGCAAACTTACCTAGTTTCTTCAGTGAAATGCCAATCAACTCTCTCTTGATAAAAAGTCTTCGCATATAGTTGTTGAGCATGTCAAGTTTCTGTTTCGGGCTAAGTTTAAAATCTCCGATTGTCTTCAACTCAGTCATTATTCTTGCTTTTTGTTGTATCTTCACAAGATATATGTCAGCAGGGTTCCAAGAGTCTTTTGTAGATACTCCACACTTGTTAATTGCAATACCTTCCAAATAAGGCATGATACCCTTATCTCTAGAGTATTCATATCCTCTATTCGAACCCAACCATTTTTTTAGTGATGATGCTTGCATTTCAAAAGTGGTATGCCATGCATCATCGTATTTTGGATATATCTTTGCAATCAAGTCGCCAGTCGGCATTCCTCTACCATCAATGAACTGTTCACATACAAATCGTGTTGCGTTTTCTTGCATTGCAGTATCAGCAGCGTTCATGTTGGAACCACCAGCACCAGAACCATTACCAAAAGATATGTTCAAATTCTTTATGTCGAATTGAGCTGTCATTTTTCTTTTAATGCTAGCAATATTATCTTTCTTCTCGACTGTCCTTGGAATCTTAATAACATTAAAATCTTTTGTGGGGTCAAGAACTATAGTCTCTCCATAGTTCTTATTTACAAATTCATACACTGATGCAGCAGACTCAGAAGACTTCTTTTTCTTCTTTAGAATCTCATTTGTATTTTTTGGACGAAAATTGAATGCCATGTATAATCTCCTTACAAGTATTTATACATGTTACTGTAACATAATTAGAAGAAGTTGTCAAGGGTTGCAACACCATATTTGTCTGCAACTCTGTTTACGTTACTCTTATTGTGTTCTACACTATTTCCTTGGTGCTCGTAAGGCATGGTGGCTGTGAGCGTGTAGGATAGCTCGCCTGGACGTTTAATCTTCCACTGCAAGTCTTTACCCTTTGGATAATCTAGTGTCCATTCCATTGTAGACTTCTTTAACATCTTCCTAGACTTCTTACTGAGCGGGTATATGTACCTAAACTGCTTACCAAATACACGAGAGAATCCCATTTCACCCATATGAGCATCACTTGGGCGAGGCCCATACTTGGTGTCCATACGGTTCATTACTTTCTTCATCTTACGTTGTATCGTTCTGAAGTGTACCTTCTCACCACTGTCTGTGACATATACGTCACTCCAGATGAATCCACCATACAAGAAGTTCGCTGCTTGATAGACATAGCCGGGCTTGCCCACAATACCATCGGCCCATGTGTATAGGAACTTAACGTCTGGTTTGTTCTTCTTAATCCAAGCGATAGTAGCACTCTGCATCTGTGACTCAGAGTTTCGGGGCATAGACTCATCCATGCACATCTTACCTATCTCAAAGTAGTCTGCTGTGGTTAGTTCTGGGAACATCTTCTTGATTGTCCCCATTGGATTAGTACCCCAACCCAGCGTTAGAACACCCACCAGCACATCGTCCTGATAAGCACCTAACCAATGCTTGGTTAGTCTTGGCATTACCTGACTGTAATGTCTTTCCTGTACAAATAGAGTCGCAACCCTATAATCAACAGGTTTCATTACAATCATAGGTACTCGACTGTCGTAGTGATTGTTGGATTGTGACGAGGTTGTGCATTCTCTGGGAAGAACGTCATTGTCTCTGTTTCCTTACGAATACGTCTAACAATCCCTTGATTTGGGCCCATCATAGACAATTCTTCAAAATATTGCACCTTCTCTGCTTTCAACAGTCGCCTGTCCTTGATAAATTCACTCATCAGTATCTCCTTCCCAACCGTCAATTATTGTCTGTAGAACCATTACAACATAACCTTCAATCCATTCCTCACCATTTAGGTAGTCTTGGATTTCATCAATCATGTCTTCTGTCAAGTCTTCTAGACTGTCCACACCAAAGGTTTCTTGGACATCTTGGAAAACCCAATCATATGCTCGTTCTTCAAGCATGTCGGCAAGTTTGCCCATTTTCTTCACTTCAAAAGTCATTCATCATCTCCTTTTGCCCGTATCTGGGTCATTTGCTTCTTGTGTTGATAGGACTTGCATCCCACCCTTATTATATGCCTGTCCAATAACTAAATCGCCATTGTACCTTGGACGTTCCTTCTTCAAGGCGTTGCCAATACCATTCCCTAAAGATGGAATACTGGCAGAGGGACAGGGAGTCGAACCCCGACCTACAGTGTTGGAGACTGTCGTGCTACCGTAACACTTTCCCCCTTTAGGTTTCTTTACGTTACCCTGTACATAGTTGATGTACTCATCAAGCGTGTACACTGGACATCGTATAGATTTTAGAAACTTGTTATACTCCCTCCAAGCAACTGTGTACTTCTCTGGGTTAACCTTTTTCTTCTTCTTCCGTCTGCTGTTCAGATTGTTGTAGTAGACGGGCATTAGGTGCATGCCGCTCATTATATATTGCCTCCATCAAAACTTCCATAGATAGATTATCTATGGACTCGCCATATTTTTCTGCAAGGTCACTAATGGACTGTTGCTTGTTTACACAACTCACCAACGACCCCCTTCCAATAGTTCTGGCCCCATTTAGAACCAGATTCTACACATCTAATGTACGCCCTTTCGGCATTTTCTATCAACCTAAGATAGTCTTGTGTCGAGTATTGTTTGTGCGATTTCAATAACTTCATATCCAAACCCTCCAATATGCCAGTCTGTACGTTCTGTTGGAATACATCCTGTCTTCCAATTATATATAGTGAATACCTTAGTAGACACCTCATCATAGTCATCAGACACTTCTGCTTGTACTACCCATTCAGCATTAACCTTCTCATAAGGATCAGCGTCAGTGTAGGTTGGTTTACCAAACACCTCACATAACTCTAGATAAGTTGTTTGTATCTTGCCTTGAAGACAAGAACCGTTTATGTTGACATAAGCATCTGCCTCATATTTTAAAATATTAATCATATTTCACTCCTATTATTACTCCTAAACTCATTAGTGAGATTCCTAGTACAGTATACTTTAAAATCTCTACCATTGTCAAGGAGTTTTCCATACATTTTCCATCACAGTCTGCACCAGCAGTACCCAACAGGATAAAAAACCCTATAAATCCAATTACATAACCTACATATTTCATATTAAACTCACTCCACTTTCTGCGGCCTGTTGCATCTCTGCAATCTCTGCCATCTGTCCCCAATAAACGGACTCTTCCATAACAGTCACTTTACGTCCCATCTCTTCAAGAACCATTTGTAACTCAGCAGCGTTGCCGAAGCAACCCTCTTCTGAAATTACTACACCTTTTTCAATCAATACATAATTCATTAAACTTCCTTTATTCCTTGGGGGCAAACAATTGACTCATTCCCTCATGCACAACATTGTATGCATTCACTTCATAACACCAGTTTGAGTAGAAATCATCATCATCCTCTTCACCACTAGCGCACCATTCAGTCCACTTACGATCCATTGACATCATGCCCTCAAGCATGTCGCCACGACCGTGACTCGTGATAGTGGCAGTCGCTTCTGCCCAAGTTGGTGTTTCTTGGTGAAAACTAGGAATTCTAAACATAATCATCTCTCTCTATTGGTTTCTCTATCTTATGTAACCATTATACGTTGTTTTGAGAACAAAGTCAAGTGTTTTTTTCAATTATTTTCACTTTTTTTATACCTTTTTGGAATAAGAATCAATGTTCTTATAACGAACCAAGAGCGTACTTAATCTCTTCAAACAAGTACTCTTCTAGGTCATCCTCATTAGCTTGATACCTGATACCGATACCACCGGCAGCAACCCACCTTTTGATGTTAGATGGTTTGTCATCTACCAGAATGTTGGGTTTACCATCAATCTTATCAGTGGCAAAGTTCTCTTTCTGTCCTGTGAATATCAACTTATCCACCTCAGGCAAGAACTGTTTCTCTGTTAACCATACTCTTTTCCAGTATGCAGAGTTGTCCCTGTCACCCCTGAGAGGCGAAGAACAAATACCCCAATCACCAGTTGACTTAACAAAATCAACCAACTCTTGAGATGTTTCGAAAACATCCAAAGTGTTAAAGAAATCTGTCCCTTGTAGGGCTTGAATTGATTTCTCTTTATCTATAATTTGTTTCCAATGTCTAACATTGTAGTAGTCTTCCAACCCCTTAAAGAAGTCTGCGAGGACTCCATCCATATCTAAATATACTGTCATATTTTCTCCTAATTGCATTGTACTTTTGGTGTGAATGAACCATCACTGTGGTGAATGTTGGCAGTCCAACACCTCATCTCATGTTTAGGTGTACTTGTTAACATGTATGTGTCGATGTCAAGTACCTGAGTTGCTATTGTTTGGGGAACATACCCCTGTACAACATGTCTCTTCACATCCTGTTCACTGGTTGCGGCGACTAAAGCCACTACTAATAGTAATTCGTTCATTATTTTACCCTCGTGTCAATTAATATCCTACCCTCGAAATTAACCTGCGGGTCAATTAATATCTTACCCAAGTCGATTTTCTCAAAGACGATATCCATCGCCTGAATAATCCACTCTTGCTTCTTCTCTACAGCAGACTCATAGTCCTTCTGCAACTGTGTCAATTCTGACATTGTTATTGATTTAATCATAATATATCTCCATTTCTCACTTTATATACCTATTATACATGTTTTCACAACATATGTCAAGTCTTTTTTTCAACTAAATGCAATTAAACTTAACAATAAACTGTTTAATGCGAACCCGATTGCATTGGATACGATGTACAAGGTATCCTTGGCACCGATAGCCCTGACTAGGAACAGTGCTAATCCCATCCATACAAGTAGTATGAAGTTCAATGGGGGCAGTTCAGTTGACCATCCCATTAGAACTGAGATTGATGTTGGAGCAGTTGCACCATGAATTAGAATCATTCCAATCCATCCACAAGCTTCTGATAGTTTTTTATTCATAATATATCCTTTTCTCACTTTATATACCTATTATACCATTGTTATCGTAACAAGTCAAGTGTTTTATGAAAAAAAGTCGAAAAAAAAGTCCTTGCAAAACAAGGACTTAAAAGTTTTATCAAAAATATTTTATTATTATCGTTTCTTCTTACTCAACTCTTGTTCGACCCATCGTTTGGCGATAGTATTAGTTACTTTTGCCTTGACTATTTTGCTGATTCGTTTCCAAACCTTGAGGAATACGTCTTCACCAGCGTCATTGTTATCTACAATGATAAAGTCTTTGGAACCGAAAAGAGATTGGAATTTACCAATGTTTCTTTGCACTTCATTCCACATCTGAGCAACCTGTTTCTCTGGTAATGTACGTTTACGCATTTTATTACGTTCCTGTGCAGTATCCAGTGAGGTGTTAACGAAGATCATAGAGCAGTCATATCCAAGGCCTTTGAGCGATTGCATCTGTGATGCTATCTTACTATAGTCCTTACCTGTACCGTCAATAATGATACCTAGTCTGCCGTTCAAGAATCCACCCTGTTTTACCTTAGTGGTTTTCTTCGCTTTTACACGAATTTCTTGTCCTTTATCAGAGAAGATGTCCTCTGGTGTGGCTTCCAGACCAGCATCCTTCAACATCTTTTCATAGATATCATCACTATTAACAATCTTCATACCCAAGCCACCAGTAGTCTTACGAACAACATAGGATTTACCACTGCCTGGGCCACCAGCTAGAAAGATTGCCTTAAATATGTTGGGGTCGTAAACTCCCTCTTGTACGTCTTGAAATGTCTTCATTAGTTTGTCCTAACAACTCTCGAATTTTGTTTGTGTAAATCTCTTCATAGTATTTATCATCCCCTGTATCCTCATTTTCAACCCTTCGGTTCAGTCTTCCTTGGAAGTTCATCTTTTTAAGTCTGTTTTTGAGTTTAGTGGTCATAAGTTACCTCGTTAATTGTGAATGTTTAGCATTACGAAAAATTGAGTTGTACTTTGGCCCTCCTTAGTATGTTGTTGGGTTTGGATCTTCCTCGCCCGTTGGGATTAATTGATCTATCACTTCTACGTCTTCTGCGTCTTTAAATGATACACCATTTGCTGGATACGCTTCTCTAACCGTATCACGAACAACTTGCATGTGACATGTGTGTTTAGATTGTCCATCGCCACGAGTAAATTTATGTCTCAGTTTAGTGATTAAATACCTACCACTATAATATGGATCGCCTGCACCACCATCAGCTACTCTTGATTTCTTAGCAGGAATATTGATACCTATCATATCACCAGCAGAAAAAGAAGTCTGTCCATGAACCGTGATGTTCATAGTTATTGCAGCATCCATTGCCGCAAATCTACCTTTTCTACGTTGTAACCAACTGTCTGTGCCAGTATAATCATACTGTCCAGTGTGTCGTACTGATAACAACCCGCCGGGCTGGTTTCTGTCCACAGCCTGCATGTATACAGTAGATTGATCATAGTCTACAAGGAAATTACCAAAGTCATCCTTACACTCAGACGCTAGAGGTTTGGAGTCTGAAGCATAGTCTTTGTGACTATCGACATGTTTGTCCTGTTTTTCACCCTCTTCAAAACTTTCAAAATAGTTGTAGTTAAAGTTCTCTACAGTTTTGTTAACCAAGTCAATCATTATAAGGTTAGACGCATACATACCCTTTCGCATATTCATCATAACATTAGTAGAACCTACTACAGTATGATCGATCATATTCATCATATGTCTAAGTACGTTAGTATCACCCAAATTTCCTGTCTCACTTACAAAAACAGCTCTAACATTCTTTCTATCCATCATACTATCAACAGTTCTAAAGTAGAACCCCTTGCATGTTTCGTAGAATAGGAAAGTGGGTGCAAAATTGTACTCAGAAGATAGACATCTTTTTGCAATCGAATTGATAAAATCAAATGGACGCATATTAGGAGATACAAACTTGTAGTTGTTTGCTGTCTCTTCGTAATAGAATTCCTTCTTGGAGTTCAATAAGTCTTCATCTCTAATGATCTTTTGAATTATATCTTTAGCGGGTTCTCCATCAAACGCCTGACTTACCCGAATTCTATTACTACGAACTGCTTCAGCAGTTGTGAAGGAAAGAACAAATGCAGAAGTTTGTGGGTTTACCTCTACCTTAGAGTCAATCTTATAGATGTATAGTGGATGTTCTGTGAAATCAAGTGATTTGCTTCTATCAGCTACGCCAACTTGAGGTGTTGACAACTTTAAAATTAACTTTTCCTGTCCAATGATTGGAAGGGAAGTCACTAGGTTGTTTGTGTCTACAATAGCAATATCACCAGTAAGTGCTGTTTTGAAAATATCTTCAAAAATATTTATTGATGATACCAATTGGGTGATGTCAATAATCTCGCCACTTGTTGAAGCAATCTTACACTCATCTATTATATATTCGCCTGCATATTGAAGTTTGGACATTATTACGCCTTAATGGATTTTCTAAATTCTTCTCGTATCGTGTCTACATATTCGGGACGAATGAGTTTAATTCTTCTCTTCTTTTCTACCTCTGCCTCTTCATACTCGGCATTAGTAATTGCAGTTGCATCAGCAGGGATAGTCTGAGCAACGTCATTTGGCAATTCTATTGTCACTGTAGTATCACCCGATTCTTGGTATATTTCGTAATGATGAATAGCGTCTACATTATCATATTTAGACTTCGTGTACCTTTCGAGCCTAGTCACTGACATAGGCCAATCTGTGTACACATCGTTGATGTTGTTAACCATTAGAATAATCCAATGTAGGTTAGCATCTCCATAATACTTGTGTGCAATATCTTCTGGTTTCTCAGTATCTTTAATATCATAATAGTCAAATGAGGATTTATAGATAATGGAACTTTCTGATATTCTTGCTCTACGAGTGATATCAACCATTTTGGTTGTTATTCCATCACCCTTTACATCATATTCAACTTTTGGAAAATGCAAGAAATACATTAATATCCCTCCTCTATTCGTCTTTTAGTGATAATCTCTAGTTCTTTAAACTGTAAAGTCAATTCTGTTTCTGTTGGTCGGTTGTCGTTAAAGAACTGTGGACGTTCACCGCCATACTTTACATCAACACTCTCTAGCACACACTCAGAAATCTTATGCAATTCTGCTTGATGGGAATATGTAATATTATATGTAGATGGAGCAACTAATGTGCGGCCGAAATCAGCGCCATTTGGAATGTGAGGTGCCATGTGAAATCTAAATGACTTAACAATTTGTTGAATAACATCAGCTTCTGCGGCATTATGTGGAAGTAGTCTAAATGTAAATGAGAATGATCTTCTGTCTACACCCTCAAACATCAACTCTGTGTTATTGTTTTTAGTTCTACCTGTTTTAATATTTGCTAATGAATCAGCACCAGTTACACCAAGGCCTTCAGCCATAGAACCTACCCCTCTGGCAGCTGCTTCGGTAAAACTTTGGCCCATATTGTCTTTCGCAGCTGCCACCACAGAATCCACAACGCCACTACCATCAGCAACACTCTTTATTGCACTTGAAACACCAGCAACCATGGCACCCATTTCTGGTTCACCAAAGTTTGACTTTTGTGATACACTAATTTGAGCAGGAAGATACAATTTTACTGAACCGGCCGCCCTCCTTGTAGGAGCTCTAACCACTGTTAAATTTTGTTTACTGTTTGTTGGTTCTTCTCCAAAAGCACCGCCCGCTAGATATGCGTTTTCGCCTGTTTGTACTCTTGCATTAAACCTAACATAGTGTTTACCATTCGCACCTCGACTAACCCCATACTCTAAGTCAGAATCGTTTCCGGCAATACTTCCCTGCCCTTCAAATAGAGGCCTCAATGCTCCAATTACTTTTCCGCCTTTTGGCATGTCTAAATACTCCTGTAATAGTTCATAAAAGTATTTATAAGGTTTGTCATGGCGTATAGTGGAAAATTCATACCTACCAATATAACAAAATATAGGGGGGATGTCAAGAAGATTGTGTATCGTTCTTTGTGGGAGCGTAGATTTATGGTGTATTGTGACAACACTAGTGCAATACTAGAGTGGGGCAGTGAAGAAGTTATCATACCATATATATCTCCCCTAGATGGCCGAATGCACCGATATTTCCCAGATTTCTATATAAAAGTCAAACAAAAAGATAAAACCATCAAAAAGATGATTATCGAAGTCAAACCAAAGATACAATGTGGCCCACCTAAACCTCCCAAACGTAAAACCAAACGGTTCATCAATGAGGTTCGTACATGGGGTGTTAATGAAGCAAAATGGAATGCAGCAATCGAATGGTGCAATGATAGAGGTATGGAATTTAAGATACTTACTGAAGACCATGTAGGTTAATCTGTATAAATAGAAGTATGACATATTTTGACGAAATCTTAGAACGAAGTGGTGGTAATGAACGATCAGTAAGATGGTTCAGAGATCAGATTCGTGAGTTGGGCACTCCACCCCCAAAACGACTAATCAGTGAGGGTAAAGTGAGAGCTGCACCCCTGTTTGGTAAAATGAACTTCTTTGGATATGATCCAAAACATAAGGCGACTTTACCATACTATGACAGGTTCCCCCTTATCATGCCCATTGAGGTTGCAGAAGGTGGATTTATTGGATTAAACTTCCACTACCTATCCATCCCTATGAGAGTCAAACTACTCAATGTGATATCAGAATATGCATCTGATGACAATATGAACGATAAGACAAAAATACGTTTGACATGGAATAGAGTTAAAAGAAATCCATTAGTCAAACCAACAGTAAAGAGATACCTATTCGAACATGTAAGATCGCCGTTCAGAGTGATTGATGCAGATGAAATGATGACAGCAGTGTTACTGCCTGTACAGAAGTTTGTCGGTGCGAGTGAAGGTAAAGTTTATTCAGATTCTAGAAGGATAGCAAGATGACTGGCACAATTGAAGCATTTTCAAATACGTTTAGTAAAGGTGTTGCACGGCCCAATCTATTTACGGTAGATTTCACTAAAGCCCCAGTATCATATAGGGGTGGTGCTGGTGGCGGCCCGCCAGGCAGTGTGCAAATGACTTCTGGCGGTAACGATGAGTTTAGTTTGCGTGTTCAGAGTGTTACAATGCCTGGCAAGAACATTACAACCACACCAAATGATAATGCATATGGGCCTTCCTATGAGATGGCGAATGGAATTAGTTTTGCAGAAGAAATTGAAGTAACATTTATTCTTGATCAAGATCATAGAATACGAGAATTCTTTAATGATTGGCAGGACGCTGTTGTCAACCCAAGCAATTATGACTTGAATTACTATGATGACTATGTTGGGACAATGGGAATTTACCAGTTAGACCAGAACAACGAAGCAGCTTCTGCCATAGAAGTGCAAGACGTTTTTCCAAAATCAGTTGGGCCTATTTCATACAGTATGGAGTCTGGGAGTTCCTTTCAAACAGTATCAGTAAATATGGCTTTTAGAAGATGGGTTCCAATAGTTTGTAACTTCAAGGGTGAAACTGTTGCGTATTGGTTAGATTCAGAAAAACCAAGAGTTTCAAATCCATGGCCATCACTTTTAAGTCCCTTATATAAGATTCAACAAACTTTTGGTATCGGTATACCGCCAGGAATTGAACAAGGATTAAATCAAGTGCAAGCATTTTCCAACTATGCTTCAGACCCAACAACCTTCCTAAAGAGAACTGTTGCAAGCAAAGTGAGTGGGAAACTAGGCGGATTCCTGTCTGGATTTGGGACATAAATAGTATTAACAACATAATGTAATAGGAGATAATAATGGCATTACCAAAACTGGCTACGGCTAAGTATGAATTGACACTTCCCTCAACAGGGAATAAAGTTGAATATCGACCCTTCTTGGTTAAAGAAGAGAAGATACTTTTAACTGCACAAGCAACAGGTGAAGAATCTGACATGCTACGGGCAGTAGAACAAATTATTGAGAACTGTACGTTCGGCACATTAAAAACTGGCGGACTACCCTTCTTTGATATTGAGTACGTTTTTATCAAACTGCGCTCTAAGTCTATCGGTGAGGTTGCAACAGTTAAAATATTGTGCCCTGATGATAAAGAGACTAGAGTGGAAGTTGATATTAATTTAGATGAAGTTGAGTGTGTACGAGATGTGTCACACAATGCAGAAATCAAACTGACTGATGATGTGGGACTAACGATGGAGTATCCTCGTATAGATAGTCTTGCAAAGATTTCAAAAGTTTCGGATAGTGAAGCAGGATTTGCAATTGTAAAAGATTGTATATCGCAGATACATGATGCAGAAAATGTTTATGCAAAGAGTGACATGGATGGAAAAGAACTTGATGAATTTATTGACTCCCTGTCACACAGTCAATTCGAAAAGATTCAAGAATTCTTTGACACTATGCCTAAAGTGAAACATGCGGTTAAAGTAAAGAATCCAAATACTGGAGTAGAGAGTGAAGTGATTGTGGAGGGTATGCAGAATTTTTTCTAATAGCCCTCTCCCACAACACACTTGAGAACTATTTTAGACTAAACTTTACACTTATGCATCAACATAAGTATTCTTTAACTGAAATCGAAGGTATGTTACCGTGGGAGAGGGAGATTTACGTTGCCATGCTCTCACAGTACTTAGAAGATGAAGCAATGCGAGCACGACAAAATGCCGCTGATAGAAGATAAATAGGAGAATACTATGTCTGAAGAAGTAAAGAATGTAACGCACCCAGCAGATACTAATGGGGACGGTAAAGTTTCTAAAGAAGAACATGATATGTTCTTGGAGTTCAAACGTAAAGAACTTGAAGACAACGATGCTATGCGAGATGCCCAGCGTCAGATGACTTGGTTTGCATTGTTTGGATTGTTGCTATATCCATTCGCAGTAGTACTTGCATCATTAGTAGGATTAGATGAAGCACAAAAAACACTAGGTAGTATGGCACCAACATATTTTGTTGCTGTTGCTGGTATAGTTGCTGCGTTCTTTGGAACACAAGCATACTCTAAAAAGAAATAGGTAAAGTAAATGGCTGATACTGTAAACGAATCCTTAGTTAAAGTAACTGAAGAACTGAAGGAAGCAAATCAACGCTCACTTGAAGCGTCTAAGGAACTTGGAAAAGTTACTGCGGCATCTAAATCGGGCGCATCTTCTATTGGAAGTGCAGTCAAAGAGGCGGTTGGACTAGATAAACTTGAATCAACGATTATGAGTTTGCCTGGCATGAATGTTGCTAAGGCAATTAAAGATGCTATCTTCAAGAAAAAAGCACGAATCAGAGATGAAAAGAATCTTGCTAAGCGTTTAGGTATCACCAGAGAACAACTAGTTTTCCAAGTAAAAGAACAAGAACTTCTTCAAGCACGAGAGAACGAATCAAAGGTTTTGATTGAAGCTGCTGAGAAACTAGGTTTTAATACAGATAGAATTGCCAGAGTAAATGAAGACGGCAATGCAGAATTAAACGGTACACTTAGAGAGTCTAATGGACAGTTTGTTTCGAGAGCAAATGCAAGTGCAGACGCTAACCTTGCTGCATTAAAAGACTTTTCTGGAAATCAAGAAAAAACTCTTTCAGAAGGTATTGGAAGTATGGTATCAGCACCGTCTGTTGACGGTGGCCCAAGTGGTGCATCTCTATCAGAGGATGCTGGAGAAGACAGAAGAGTAACACAAGCAACCCTTAATGAATCTGAAAAACAGACTTCGTTGTTACAACAAATTGTTGATGGCATTCTAGATGGCAATGATTCAGCTGAAGAGAGTGGTGGTGGATTACTGAGTAAAATGGGCAATTTACGTTTGGCCATGATGGGTGTGGGAGCAACTGTTGGCGGATTTGCTGCGAGAGCTCTAACTAAAGTTAAAGGTGTTGGTGGTAAAATTGCTGGCGGCGTACGAGCAGCTGGTAGGGGTGTTGCAAAAGGCGCTGGTGCAGTTGCAAAAGGCGCTGGTGCAGTTGCAAAAGGCGCTGGTGGTATTGCAAAAGTTGCTGGAAAAGGATTACTCCGTGGAGCAGCAGGCGCTGCCAAATTTATCCCTGGCATTGGACTTGCAGTGACCGCTGCAATGGGTATCTTTGATGGTATGTCTGCTGGTATTGAAGAGTATAAGAAGTCTGGTAAATTAGGTGCGGCAGTTAAAGAAGGTATCGCTGGTGCGGCATCTGGATTAACATTCGGACTTGTATCACAAGAATCTATTTCTGCTGGTATGGATAAGATTGGTACATTTTTCTCTGATGGTTGGACTTCATTTACAAGTGGTGTAGGTAAAATTGCTGGTGGTATTGCTGATTTTGCAAAAGACCCACTAGGAACACTGTCTGAAGTTGGTACTGCACTGTCTACAAAATTTAGTGAAACCGTAACGTCAATTAAAGATGGGGCATCTGCACTAAACACTAAGTTCGCAGACTTGACAGGTATTGATGTTGGGGCAGGATTTGCAGCAACCGCTGGACTAATTAAGTCTGGTGCTGCAGCACTTGGTACTAAATTCACTGAACTGACAGGTATTACTATACCAACAGATTTCGCTAGTCTAAAGACAGGAATCATTACTGGTGCTACAGCACTTGGTACTAAGTTTACAGAACTTACAGGCATCACAATCCCTACAGACTTCGCTAGTCTAAAGACAAGTATTGTTACTGGTGCTGCAGCACTTGGTACTAAGTTTACAGAACTTACAGGCATTGACATTGGCGCATCACTTACTGGTGCAAAGGACAAGATACTTGGTCTGGGAACAAAGGTTGCAGATGGATTTAATGGACTATTTGGTGAGGAAGGATTCAGTGTTGCTGGTGTCAAGACTGCAATCTCTGGTATAGCAGGTGCTGTCTCAGGTAAGTTTACCGAATTAACTGGTGTCAATTTACCATCATTCGCATCTATTACAACTGGTATAGCAGGAATTGGTACTGCTGTTGCAACTGGACTTGGTTCATTGGGTGTTCCTACCTTTGCAGAAGTCACTGGTAAGATGTCAGGAATCGGTACTTCTATTGCTACTGGACTAGGTGCATTATCTATCCCTACATTCAGTGAAGCTGGTTCTGCAATGTCAGGACTTGCTGAAGGTTTGGGTAATAAAATTAGTGGAATGTGGGATAGTGTTACAAGTCTATTTTCATCTGCTGATAAGAAACAGTCAGATATTGATAAGATGAATGCACTTGATGAATCAAAAGAATCTGGATTATATACAACTAGACGTGGCAGAGATAATCTTTTAGATCAATCAAAAATATCTGAAGCATCAGATGTACAACTTCAAGCAATCCTTGATGATACAAAAGGTACTTCCGTTGGTGGTACAAATGATATGAGTAGTGAGAACATTGCTGCATTAGAAGAGGAACTTGCGGCTCGAAAGATTAACACAGAACTTAAAGTTGAGACTAATAAAGTTGAATCTAAGGGAACAGAACTTAAAGTTGAGACTAATAAAGTTGAATCTGATGCACTAAAGGTTAAAGTATTTGGTAAAGAGTACACGAAAGAAGAACTCATCCAAGCGAGAAAAGATGGTACAGTTAAGAGAAGTATAGCAACCTCTAAAATAAGAGAACTAGACATGATGGAGAAGAGGGAACAGATGAATGAAGCTGATGTTACCTCTGGAACATTTGTACAAGGTAAACTCGTAACTCCACCTGAGTCTACTCATAAAATGACTGATGGTTCTATAATGAAAGATTCTGATATGAAAGGTTCATCCTCCCCACTAGGTATGGGTTCTGAGTCAATCACTAATTCTGTTGTAAACTCAGCAGCTACTGCAAATGCAACTACTAGTAACTTGACGTATATTCCTTCTAAATTAGATACCACTAATAATATTAGTAGTAATAGTGTATCTACTAATGATATGCCTGCTGGTGCAGTAATGCAGGCAGATACAGTTATGATAAACACACAAAAAACTGTTGCATTAAGAGAACAGGGACTTGATACTCAACAGGCGGTTGCAATGGCACCTATGATATTCCAATCAAAGTCTAGTAGTAATGTGACTAATAATGTCAGTACTACTAAACCTATGATGATGCCAGTACCAGTATCTAATACAGGTGATGGTGGGTTTAACTTCTCAAACGGTTAATTACTTAACGTGTTTATTCGTCAGAACATCACCGTCTTTACCGACATATACTAACCACCCATCTTCATTAACTCTGAAGACATCGTGTGGTTGGTATAGGTGATACTCTTTATCACTACCGTCCTTTTGTTTACCCATCACTTCGCCAGGCCAATCGCCTTCAACTCTTAAATTCTTACCCACTTGGGTTATATTATACTCTACCCACATCATAATTCTAAATCCTTGATATGATTACCAATCTTTTCAAAGTACCCATTTGGGCC